CTATATCAGAAATACTTGCATTCGTTGTATGCCTAGCTGTACCTGACGCATCAGGATACATATTAATCTTGTGACCTTTACTTTGGTAGCGTTCTTGAATAATACGCACCATTTCTGGTGTATCATACATGCCGTGCATCTCTGCCACTGCGTGCCATTCATGACCGCCGTCACGTTTAACCCAGACCGTGGCAGCTTGGTTTGTAACGTTAAAGTCACAACCGATGTACAACTGCTCGCCCTGTCTAATTGTCTCTGTACTAGCATGTTGGATACGATTATAACAATTATAAACTGTACCACTTGCCATGTTTACCCATTTACCATTAATGTAAGCATCTACTAATGGGCCTGGGTATGTATCTCTTAAAGACTGTATGTAGGCTTCTGCTAATGTTGGATTCGATAAACTTGAAACCATTGTATATTGGTATTCTGGGTTTATCCAAGTTCCATCAGCTCGTTTGTTCGAACCCCATATCTTATGTGTAAACTTAAAACCTTCTGGTGTAGAATACACTGATACTTTGTTCTTTGGTTCAAACTTGCCTGACTCTGCATTCCATTGTTTTAAACTATCTGGAATCCCTTTAGGATTCTGACGATTACGAGCTATTATCTTATTCCAGGCCATCTGAGCCTGTGCTTCACTCACAACGTCTAATTCATCTATATGTGACCTATAGGCTTCAAAACCTACAATTAATTCTGGTGTATCGTAAGACATAAATAGGAAATTACCTATTTGCTTACAGTCCAATTCCATTTGATGTTCATTCTTGTTATATGTAAAGTCTATACCTTGACTTGTCAAGAAATCCATCATCTTTGGCACGGCGATTGTACGCACGTGAGCAAAGGTTGGTTCGTAGATTGCTATAGTTGCTTCAGGGCTATGTGTTGCATCTATGAAAGCAGCTACAATCATCGCGTAAGACTTACCAGAACCCACACCACCTGTGAAAAGGGGATAGCGGCAATCCATTTGAAGAAAAGCCGCTTGGGGAGCTGTTAAACTTACATCTAAACTTCTAACATTACTTGTCATGTAATTTCACGACATTAGCGAGTTGTTTAACTACTGTTGGCACTATTTCACCTTCTATGGTGTTATGTTCTAGTGCTCTTTTAGGGGCTTCTAAAATATTAATATTAATAGCTCCTATAGTCTGTTCACTCTTTGTACTAATTTCAGTCTTGTTAGACCATCTAATCTTTTCAATATTCGCTAGGGCAAATACTATACACCCTGCATTACCTTTAACTTGGCCACTAGCAACTTTCTTATTCATCTCATGCCAGTATGTGGCGTAGTCTGCTTGGCTTAATCTGTAGGCTTCTTCGAATTCTGGAATTGTATCTAACCATGCATCAAATGTTGTATCACTGATTCTCCATCGGTGACATAATTCTATTTTGTTAAGTCCTTCGATATAGCGAATACCGCTTATCAATTCATTTGTGAACTTCACATTATATTTACTATCGCAACGCCTCTTTCGTGGTCGTCTGCGCCGGACTACTTTATCGTCCATTATTTTCTATCGTCTATGCGCCTATCAATAAGGCGGTTAATACCATGTTTAATTTCTTTCAAGTCTTCTCTAATATCATCAATCTTTGACTCGACAACTGATAGCCGTGTTTCTGCTTCTCGTAAACTGGTTTCCATGCTATCAATCCTGGTTAAATTCTGTTTCACAAAATATGAAACAACACCCACAATAGGAAATACAAGAAACTGTAACAAGGTTTTGACTATATCCCAGACGCTTGCATCTATCATGATGTTATACCTTAGTATCGATTTTACTATTAACTTCATCTAAAATCGGGTCGTATTTGGCGACATCGGCAGGTGTAACATTACCGTTTAAATGTCGAAGAGCGTCAAAGAATGCTTGCTTATCGACAGCTTTCATTGCAATTTTATCGGTACGGCTAGCTTGGAAGAAGCTACCAAGGTTATTAAATATTTGATTAATAACTGGGCCAGCAACTTGTATTCCCCAAACTGTAAACATAATTGTCATACAACTTTGGACATACCATTCAGGCATTGAAGACAAGTTAATAAATATATCATGTGCTCTAGCTGGAGCAACTACGCCCAACATAAAAGGGCCAAACCACATAAAGAAAGTAAAGTATTTAAAATGGGGTGATGTAGCACCTATTACTGTTTTGCTTAATTCCATTTCAGCTTCAGCCATTTGGCCAGCTAATGCAATTTTAGCTTGTGCAATTGCTAACTCAGATGCAACTTGTGCCTGTGCTAATGCATTCTTTTGTCCAAAAAATGTACCTAGAATACCAGGCAGTTGGGACAGTAGAGGTAGTAATAAAAGTAACAGTGGCATGTTGTTCCCATTTTAGTTTACGTGGGCCTTGCACCCATCTCGCTAATATTCACTTAGTATCACCACATATTCACCCACAGTGGTCACAGGCTTACACCTGCGTCGACGTGAGGATGTACGACCCTGCTCCGTCTCTTTTACCCTATGGTAGCAAGCCTCCTTGTCGGGAATTTCGCTAGCCATACATGCTTTCGCATCTGCTAGAGTTCCGACCTGCTTACCCTAGCGTAATTAGTTGTGGGGTATAGTCCCACCACAATCTTCACAATTCATCATAGTATGGTCGCCCACCTTTTCGTTTGAATCACCATACAATGTTAGGACTTCTACTTAGGCTTTCCAAGCTTCCTAACTCCCGACCTCACGCCCCTGTGGCATTTCCTCCACTAGACTAGGTTCCCTATCCCACCCTTAAGCTCTATCGTCATCCTGAGTGGTTCAGCCAGTCCCCGTAAATACTTCGTAGTCTTTGGGGGGCACTACAAACAGTGTTGGGCTTTTTAGTCGACCTATGTGCTCGTGTCAAAACCCTGTCTTCGAGTCACTGCGATAGCGCGGAGGTGTGGTTTATCACTTGCCCAACGTCGCTTCGTATTTTATGGTAAAAACACGCAAAACCTAGTTAGTGGGTCAGACTTGCACTGACTTCACTGTCGTTATCCAACAGCTACCGGACTTCTGTCCATGCTTTTCCCAATCCATCAGACTGGCCACTAATCTGGTAGCGGTAATACGAGTTGCACGTATATCTGCGGGGTATGAACCCACTGTTCTGCTGTTAAACTATACCGCGATAAGTAATGCCGGATTCTCGCCAGCTGTGCACTTTACGTTTAGTGCTCTTCAACCTATAAGGGCCGTTGCTGCCCGCTACCCCGTATGAATCGGTAGCCCACCTTTGGACTCTATCACGTGGTGTCCAATTCACAGAAAAAAGAAGGTGCTCAAAGATTGCATATGTGGGAAACACGACAAATTATTATTGTTTTTCATGTTCTGCAATTTCTTACACCTATTGTTAATTATACCATAGGTTATAGTGCTTTGTCAAGTGTTTGTAAGAATATATTTTATTTATATTTATTTCAGTCACTTACTTGCACAGACACCAAACCTGTGATACCCTATTAGGTTTATCTCTTAGGGTTACTATAAGAGTACCTTAAGAGTAAACATAAGTACTAACATAAGAATATCTCTTCTCTTAGAGTACTCTACAGTGATTGTTATAATAATTATTACAATATCCCTTGCAATTATCCTATGGTGTGTTATAATAAACTTATGCGGCAATTAATAGGGGCTAAAATGAGCACCGAAGTTGAGGAAGGAGTTTATACGTTCAGAGTGAAGTTCATGACAAAGAATGATGAACTTGAAGTTAGTTATGAGCTTAGACGGATTTACAGCAAAGAAGATGTAACCACATCAATGCAAAACATACGCAAAGGGCGTGATTGATATCACCTACAAATACGAAAAAAGGATAATTGATGATGAACCATTCTACATTGACTAATGAGCAATTAGTTAGACACTGGCAGACGACTAAATGCATAACTTCCAGAAACAAGGTTGTTACAAACGTAATTAATCTTGTGCACTCAGTCGTTAATCGATTTAAAACCAATAATAGCCAAGATGATTTATTCAGTGAGGGTGTGTTAGGGGTTATGAAAGCGTGTGACACCTATTCGTCAGATAAAGGTGCGTGTTTTCTGACATATGCTAGAACATGTGCTAAGAATAATATTTTGGACTACCTTAGAAACGATAATGTAGTTCCACGTGGTTCAAAGTCCATGCACAGTAGTAATTTATCATTTTTCCCAGCTCCACATAGTCACAGCGAGATACAAAAGCTTGCAATTCTAGCTGATGTCCCTTATGCCACTGCATTGAAGTATGCAACAACTAGCCGTGGAAGCTCCGCAGAAGCCGCTAACGAGGTTTTAACTGGAGACAGTACCCTAGAGGGGGCTATAGTGTTAGAACGCTGTGAGCAGCTTATAGAGAGCTTACAGAGGGTTAAACCAAGAGACTATGAGATTTTAAGTCAACATTTAGTTGATGATGACACTTATAAGACGATTGGGAATAGATTTGACATCAGTTCACAAAGAGTCGAACAGATTATAAAGCAAGTTAAATCACAATTGGGGGTGTAACATGAAAATCGTAATAAGAAATGGGTATCAATACTTTGATTTGGGGGATGGTAATTATGCATTGGTTATGGATGAAGATGGTGAACCTCTTGAAGCCGATGCAAAAGAGTGGGTTGAGACAGAAACAGAGTACGTCTTATATCCTAGAACAGCTAAAGGCACCAAAAGTAACAAGAACAAATTACATTAGGAGACGGAAATGAGCAAGCTAGCAAAAGCACATTTTATAGGCTCTGCCCTATATATTTTATGGATAGGCGGTATTTTGGGGACACACTACTACTTAACGGGGTCACTGTTATGAGTGAAGCTAGATTATATGATGAATTCTTTGCGTGGTTAGATGAGAAAGTCCCACCTATCCACATTCCCACCCTTTTCCCAGAGTTGGAGGGGTTTGAAATGTCAGCATCAGATTTTCTAGCGGAGGTTAAGCGGTCAGTATATGTAGGTGATGGTTATCATGACCATTATTGTGATGTTTTATTTGACACTTGGTTTAAATATAAGCAAGAAGGTAAACTATAAGTGTAACTATTTACTGCTAAAGCAGCAAAACCTACCCCCTAGAGGGGTTAAAATGGGTTTTACCCGCTATAAGGGATGAAAATTGCTGCTAAGACAGTAAATTACATGAATTCTTAATAAAAGCTTGACAGATAGTGTTATAAATGATAAACTTAAAATGTTAATTAACGAAAGAGGTAAAAATCATGATAGCAGCAATAGTGTTGGGGGTTGTGGTGGTTTTCTCACTATATTTCCTCCTTCGAAGTAAAGGGCAGACATTCTCTAGTGTCGAAAAAGCAGTAATTGCAAAGCTTGCTGAAGAAGAAGCAAATGCACTTTCTGATTTCCAAATTGGAAAAGAGGCAGTAATAGCAGAATACGAACGATTAAAGCTTAGGGCTGAAAGTTTAGTGTCATTAAAGGCTAAACTACCTGCTCCTGTGGTTGCAAGTGTACCGCAAGCGGTGCAACCTCCGGTTGTCGCGGCTCCTGTAGCTGTTCCTGCTCCGGTTGTAGTCGCTCCGGCTCCAGTGATTGAAGTCGCGGCCAATCCTACACCAGTGGTTGACCCTAATGCAAGCATAACTTTATGATTAGACGACTCATATGCAGGGCAATAGGTATAATTGCACTACTGATTGTACCTTTTATTCTGTATGGAGTTTTTATAGGGCTGTGCTTCGGTACGGCCTTTATTTTACACTCAATGGGGTTTTTATGCGTGGATTATTGGTACGTGGGTTAGGGGTTATTGCAGCAATGGTAACATTAGCAATAATTGCTCAACCACTTTATTATGCAACAGTTTTCATTATAACATATAGTTGAGGTATTTATGAGACGATTTAGTGTCGTATTTTTGTTTTTATTCTCCGTGGTAGCAAATGCCGCCACTTTCAGTGAAGCTCAGAATATTTACAATAAGATTATTATAGATAATAACATTCAAGGCCCAAGACTGGTGTTAAGTAGTAGTAATGAAGTAAATGCAGATGAAACAGACCAAAGAATTAGTATTAACAAAGGGATGTTAAGATTTGTACGTAATTCAAGTGAACTTGCCTTGGTATTGGGTCACGAATTAGCACATTTTACGTTACATCACCAATCTAGCACAATAGCCCATGAATTTGCAGCCGACTATCAAGGTGCTATCTATTCAGGCCATGCGGGTTATAGTGTTTGTACTGGTGCTCAGATATTTAAGAGATTCCCACCAACTGGGCCAAATTCTGACCATCCAGCCAATGCAGATAGAATTAAACATTTAGG